AATTTTCAAAATAAATTGGGTCCCATAAAATAGGGTCCCATATTTTCAAATTAATTTAAAATTAAAATAATACATGGTAGCCAAGCACCTCTTGACCTCTATATATAGCGCGCACCGGACCCGAGCCTTGCACTTTTCCCCTTGACTGTCAAGTGCTAGATGTGGTACAACAAGGCGGTCAAGCCACTAGTTCAACATCAAGTGGCTACCACTTGGAATAAACGGGGAGGTGTACAATGCATTTCTTAAACAAGGAAACCTTAGCACACCACCTCGACCCGAAACATAATTATTTATTACGCACTGCGAACACTTTTGCCGATGCTTCAATCGAAGTCCAGGAATCGACGAGTGGAACGACGCTCGTTGTCCAAGCGAAGGAATCTATTGGTCGTGGCGCAAACACGAACATTCCAGATTTCCTCCGGACTACGATTGGTCTTTTGGCAGCAAGTGGTGAAGTAAAACAAACGGATATTGCTGAAGCGTTTCATGTTAGCAATTCCACCGTTTCTCAGGCGAAGAATGGTCGGACGGGCGATGGATACGTCATTCCTGAACTGAAAAGGGAAACAGATAAAACAAGGAACGCAACGCGAGACGACATCGAAAAGCTCGCACTATCCCGCACCTTAGCTACGCTTGGTATCTTGACGGAATCGGATATCGAATGTTTAGGTGCGAAGGATAAAGCCGACGTTGCTATGAAGCTTTCTAAGGTTGCTGATAACATGCGGCCTAAAGATGTTACTTCAGATAACCGCATTCAGGTGGTTATCAACGCACCGCCTGTGCGTGAGAAAGTTCATTACGACGTAGTTGAAGTTGGATAAGATTAACAAAGCTAGCGAACGCTTAAGGCAGGGCATCATAAAATGCTTCCGCGATATCCTCGCAAAGAGCACCCCATATGATGTAGCGTTCGTTAGCCCTTTTGGGGTGGGCACTTATTATTCAATCGATTCCGTAAACTAGACAATGGAAACGTTGGACTTAGGAACGGGCGCCAATCGAAAGAATCTCCCTTGTGCTTGCCCCATTTTCACATCTAAAGTTTGGGCAGTTTTAGTGAGGAAAATGTAGAACCACCCTAGAGTTTGCTCCCCTAGCGTGGTAAGAACATGCCCCTTAGACTAACTGCCCAATTCATATGGAAGATACGCTAACAAAGCCGCAAGTTGTTGAATGGACTCCTACACGTAAACAGGAGACATTCACAACGTTGCCAGATGATATCTTCGAAGTATTGTACGGCGGTGCCGCAGGTCCGGGTAAGACTGAAATCCTCTACATGTTGCCGTTGATTCGTCAGTGGCATCTGCACCCTCGATACAAAGGCCTCATTCTCAGAAGGACATTCCCTGAGTTAGAAGCTGAAATCATCATCCGTTCACGCCCTTGGTATGAATCAACGGGTGCGAAATACAATGAACAAAAGAAACGATGGACCTTTCCAGCCGGTGGATACCAGGCTTTTGGACACGCCGAACATGAAAAGGACATCACCAAGTACGATGGAGTCGAATACAACTACGTTGGTTGGGATGAGCTAACTCACTTCACCCAATATCAATACTTGTATTTGGTAGCTAGCCGAGTTCGGTCGTCAACGAAAGAACTACCAGCGATTACAAGGGCCGGTTCGAACCCCGGTAATATTGGACATACATGGGTCAGAAATAGATTTGTTGACCCTGCACGAGAAGGCTTAAAGATTATCGTTGATAGGAAGACCGGGCTCAAGCGGTTTTACCTACCAGCGCGGGTCGAAGATAATAAGCATCTTCTCGAAAACGACCCAACGTATGTTGCTAAGTTGGAGATGCTACCAACTGAAGCAGAGAAGCGGGCGAAGAAGTATGGAGATTGGTACACGTTCGAAGGACAGGTATTCAATTTCCGATTGGAGCCTTTGCCCGACGAACCTATTAACGCTCGTCACGTTATCGAACCTTTTGCCATCCCATTCTGGTGGCCTCGTGTCGCGGCTATCGATTGGGGCTTTGCAGCGCATGTATGGATTGGTTGGGCAGCAATTGCTCCCGATGGACGAGTTTATCTCTATCGTGAATATTTTCAAAAGCGGAAGATGATTGCGGAGTGGGCTTCTGAGTTTAAGAGATTATCAGCAAATGATAACCTTGAGACAGTTGCACTCGACCCCTCTGCATGGCAGAATCGTGGCGTTGAAACTATCGACCAGCAATTCACGCAGTATTCAGGCTACGTACCTGAACGTGCAATTAACGACCGAATTGGGGGCAAGCTTCTACTACACGATTATCTTAGGTGGACACCCAAACCAAAGTCTAGAGACATTGCTGGAGCTTTTAACTCAGAGCTCGCATCAAAGCTACTTAGAAACTATGGGCAGGACAAGTATAATGAATATGTGAAGTTCTTTGAGGAAGAGCCTGAAGAGACAAATCTTCCCCGACTTCAGATATTTGAGAATTGCCAAGCGGTCATCGATGCTATTCCGAATTGCGTGTACGACCCTGCGAATCCTGAGGACGTTAAAGAATTCGAGGGCGACGACCCATACGATGGCGTGAGATACCTTTTGCAGGCGTGCTCACGGTACAGGGATTCGAGCAACAGAGCAGCGAGACGTTTTGACCACATGGCACGGATGGAAAAGTTCTACGGCGAAGGACAGAAGCGTGGTGATATGACTCAGTTTTATATCCACGCACGCGATGCCGAGAGCAAAGTCGTTCCTTTTAGCGTTCGGCCGAGAAAACGATGATTCAAATTTGGTGGGCGCTGTTAAGATTCCTCAAGGTGATTTTTGTTCCACCTAAGTTCACTGAGCTAGAGGAATACTTAACTCGTCAGGTGAGCTTTCTTGAGTCACAACTTGCTAGGGAACGTGAGCGGTGCGATGAACTATCCCAACGTATAATGTTCCCTGATACGCCACAGATTGAAGAAATCCAACGTGGCCCGCATACGTTGGATGCACAAGTAACTAAAGAGCAAGCGGAGCGTAAACGGCTTTCTGACTTAAGTAAACTTCGATGGCAGGAACACATCGAACGTCAGGAAGCAAGAGCGGCCGAGTTAATGAAACTCGATGATGCTCGTGCAAAGGACGCACGTAATGAAACAGCAAGTGGACAATCGTCCTAATGGCAAGCCTTCAAAGCGCCTGAAAAAGGGTACGAAGGATGCCAAGGGTAAAATGACAGCGGCAGCATCGAGAGAAATGGGAAAGCTGAAGATGCCTGTCGAATCAATCCTTGGGCGAACGTCCAAGAAATCATTACGTAAGCCCGGCGTGTTTACCAAAGGAGCTTGACATGTACGATGTGAATGACATCTGCGGAATGGAAAATCGTAGGCAAGAGGTTGCAGTTCGCGCTGGCGTGGCTTTACGAGTTGCAAAGGCTGAACCGTCAATCTTCAAGGACATGCAGGTCAAGTTCTTTGAACAGATTGCTCCAGAGGTTATGAAGGAATTTGGTGAGAAGCTGCAGGATACCAAGTTTCCTGGATATAACTTCGGTGCAACGCTTCATGACGTTGCCAAGTTATCAGCAGAGCAGCAGGCAAGCGAGGAAGAGATTGCAGCGGAACTCGATAGGCTCGCAGCTGAATCTGCTGCAAACGAATTGCAGGTAACGCGTACTTCAACCGGACAGCCAAAGGTTGATGAATCTGGAAACGTCGTTCCTCCAATTCAGTCTGAAGTTCCTGAAGGTGAAGTTACGAAGAAGGTAGCTAAGCCAGTTGCTCCGGTTGTCGTTGTTAAGGACGAAAAGAAGGATAAGTAAATCATGGCCTCAGATTCTCGGGACGATGTGAAGGATGAAGTTGAAAAGGAACTCGGAACGAGTATCCTGAACATCGCCCGAGGATTCGAGCGTGAGCATGAACTCATCCGAGACGACCATCTTTTGTTAAAGAAGAAGGGTGAGTATTTCTTTCGTGGTCATCAGAGGCTTTATTATGACTACCAGGCTCGCGACTATCGTGCGTTCCACGAATCCCCAGATTACCAACCCGACGAAGACGAGCCGAATCGCGTTTTTAATGTTTATCGAGCGCATGGTGAAGCGGTTATTGCAGCCCTCACCATCGATGTCCCAGCGGTAAACTTTCTGCCCGATGATACAAAGAATGCGAACGACATCGACACTGCAAAGAATTACTCTGCAGCGTCTCTCCTTATTCAGCGGCATAACGATGTCGAGTTGCTCTACTCCTACGCAGTTTATCTTGCATGGGTTTCACCGCTCGTTGCTGCGTATCATTATCTAGATGCTGATAAGGAATACGGTACCGTTGCAACGCCTCAGTACAAAGATAAAACTGAGACACACATCAAGTGGGTATGTGGTCGATGCGATGCTAAACTTGATGATGCAGTCATCGTTTGTCCCGAGTGTAGTTCAGAAGACGTTAAGAAAGTAGAGACTGAAGAGAAAGTCTCCGCCTTCGTTGGGATGGAAGATGTTGCAAAGTCGAGAATCAAAATCAAGATTTATGGTGTGGACCATGTGAAGGTTTCACCATACGCGCGTACGCAGGGTGATACGCCTTATTTGATTTTAGAGTTCGATGAGCATGTCACGGAAGCAAGGGCAAGAACTGGCCGAAACATTGCAGGCCATTCCGATATCTCAAGCTACGAACGTTATTCCCGTGACCCACAAGGCTATGAGAATGACGACGCCAATCGCGTCACTACTCAGTGCGTATGGCTTCGACCATGTGCTTATTATTACGATTCGGTCGAACTCGGCAAGGAGCTTGAAAAGAAATTCCCCGATGGACTATACGCCGAAATCATCGGTGAAGAAGTCATCGAAGTCCGGAATGAAAAGTTAGATGACGTCTGGACAATTTGGGAATCCCCGGTTAGTTCGCATCTGCACATGAATCCTATTGGTCAGCCATTGTTTGACCCACAGGAAGTGCAGAATGATATTGTGAACTTAACAGTCGATACGATGGGGCAGGCGATACCTGAGACGTTTGCTGACCCTCAAGTATTAGATTTCGACCAGTATTCAAAAACCAGGCGAAAGCCAGGAATGGTGACGCAGGCCAAAGCATTAGCTGGCCGTGCGATGGGTGAGGGGTTCTTTACTACTCGAACCGCCACGTTATCACAGGAAATTGATAAGTTCGATAGTAAGGTTCAGCAGTATGCGCAGCTCTTAGTCGGTGCATTCCCTTCAATTTACGGTGGAACGATTCAGGGTGGTTCGAAAACATACGCTGAATACTCGGCCTCAAGGCAACAGGCGTTACAAAGATTATCACTCATTCACAAAGCTGCAACACGATGGTGGGCAAAGGTCATGCAGAAATGCGTGCCCATCTATGTTGATAGCCTGTTAGAAGATGAGCGATACACCGCACAGATTGGGCCGGGTGAGTTCTTAAACTTAACCATTCAAGCGGACGCGCAGAGTGGGCGCATTGGACACGTTGAGCCAAGTGCAGGCAATCAGCTTCCAATGTCATGGGGACAGCAGCGTGATATTATTATGGAGCTGTTGAAGATGGGCTCCGATGAAATCAATGCTGTTCTCTTTAGTCCTGAAAATACGCATATGCTTGTGAGGTTGAGTGGTCTGCCAGATTTGAAAATTCCAGGCGACGAGAGCCGAACCAAACAGTTTAGGGAAATTCTTCAGATTATTTCGTTGGGACAAGATAGTGATGATATGGGTCCGATTAGTGCAACGGGTGAAGTTGTTAGCCCCGTAAAGGTTGACCCAATTGTTGACGACCATGCGGTCGAAGCTCAGATTTGCAAGGCCTTCCTACAGGGAAGAGAAGGACAAGACCTTAAACTCAATAGTCCTAAGGTCTATTCGTTAATTCTTGCACATCATAATGAACATGTGCAAGCTATGAACTCCGGAGCGCGTACTCCAGCATTAGGTAATGCACAGTCTGGTCAACCAAGTTCAGGTTCACCAACACCGCCACCTAATGTGAATAGCCCAGCTCCGATGGAGCCGTAACAAATGGCACAGCCACCGATTGAAGATACACGTTCGAATGACTTAGCAATTCTTCGTGGCGACGACGACGAGCCTGCAAAGGCTGAAGTTGTTGAGGAAGTTGATTCTAAGGAAACTGAAGATTCAGAAGATGATGACGATATCATCTTAGATGACGAGGAAGAATCTAAGCCTGACGAGGAAGATGAGGATGACGAGGAGAAGGAATCAGAGGACGACGAGGAAGACGAAGAATCGGATGAGAAGATTGGCACTGGCTACGGTAAACCTACGTACAGACAGCTCGTCGCCAAGTATCCTAAACTCTTCAAAGACTTCCCAGGACTCAGGTCAACCTTCTTTCGTGAGCGAGACTATAGCAAACTCTTTCCCACTGTCGAAGACGCTAGGGAATCGTACGAGCAGCTGAATAAACTCAAAGCTGGGGAACAGCGTATTTCACAAGCAGACCCCGGAGATTTTATTGAATTGCTGGGCGAGTACGATGTTAACAAGCAGCGGAGTTTCATACAAAACTTCTTGCCCGCTTTGTTATCAAAGAATCGCCCGGCATTCCAAGCGGTAACTGAGCCTGTCATCAAGCACATGATTAAGAGTGCGTTTAATGATGGCAAGCGGAATGGGAACAACAATCTCATGAACTCTGCACTGAATGTTCACGAATGGATGTTCGGTGATGATAAGATTGATGCGCCTACTCCGCGGATTCAGCAGCCAACGAATGAACAGGACCCTGAGAAGGAACGACTCAGAGCAGAGAATCAGGAAATTCTGAGGGGGCAGCATCAGAATTTTGTTGATTCCATCTTAACGAACTCAAGCAAGACAATTACGAACATCGTTCAGAAGAACTTACCGGATGAAGTCAGTCCGTTCTTAGGTCGCTCGATTACGCGTGATGTTATGGACGAACTCGCAAGCGTCCTTCGAGATGACCCCGCTCATCGTTCCAATATGGAACGTTTGTTAAAGCAGGCAGCTTCAAATAGATATTCGACGGAGTGGAAGGACAGGGTAGCATCCGCGTATCTGTCACGCGCAAAGTTAGCACTCCCAACCATTATTAAGAAAGTTCGCTCCCAAGCTCTTAAAGGAACTAATCTCAAGGCTCGTCCTTCGGTACACAAGCGTGCGACTGGAACTGATTCAAAGGTTTCAGCACGCGCAAACAATGTGAACAAGGACGCAGTCACTGCGGTTAAGACCGGAAAGATGAAGGAGATTGACTTTCTCAACGGTTAATGATTTATTAGACCGGGAGAAAACGCGTGGCGACACCCCTGAATCCGCAGAACGTAGCTGATACACTTGCAATTCAGCTCGAAAAGATTGAGAAGAAGATTGAGGTCCTCTACGAGATTGAGGACACCTTCTATTCTCAGGTCGAAAAGAGCACCGATGCAGTTCCCGTTAACACTCGGGATATGAAGATTCCACTCCAGTTTGCACCGGGTGGATACTTTGGACAGTACAATCCTGACGGTGGCAATCTTGGACGTGGCTCTGGGCCACACTACGAGAATGCCGTCATTCCAATCGTCGATTTCCGTTATGCACTGGAATGGACGAAGAAGGCGGAATGGGCAACGCAGGGTGATGCAAAGGCTATCATCAGCGTGTTCAACAAGAACATGGCATCTGCAATGCCTCACTTCCGTGCGCACATGGATTCTATGTGCATGACGGGTGGAAACGGCGTTCTCGGAACCGTTACTGCTACGTCAAACGCAGGCGGCTTCGATACGATTGTTCTCGATGTTGACTTCGGTGTTAAGCTTTTGATGGAAGGTCAGAAGATTAACCTGTATTCGTCAGCATTAGCACAGAAGACGGTTCCGGGTGATGAGCCGGAGATTGTTTTCCGTGATGTCCCAACGAAGACCATTCGAGTCGCTACGATTCCGGGTGGTGTGGCTGTTGGCGATAAGATTGTGATTGAGGGCGTTTCGGGTGCGACTCCTATTTCGCTTCTGGGCGTGCCATACCACGTTTCAAACTCAACCGCAGGTACGTGGCTTGGTTTCACGCGCTCGACAACGCCTGCTATTCGCGCCTCAAGAGTTGATGCCGGTGGTTCTGGCTTATCTTTACCCTTCCCGCGACTGGCTCTCAATTTATTGGGGGACAGGAGCG